GTCGCGGGGTCCGGCACGCCGCGCTGCTGAAGCGTCCATTGGCTGAGCGCCTGGACCTGGCGCGCGGCCTGCTCCCGCATGCGATCGGTCACGGTGTTGAGGTTGTAGTTATCGGCGATATTGGCAGGCGCATCCGGGTCGCTGCTGAATAGGTCGCGGAGCGTGTCACCGGCTACGTCAACCTCGACCATGCGCCGCGCGAGACCGGTCAGCGCCGGGCGCGGCGACGCAGCTCCGCCGTCGTCGCCTTCACCGCTAGCGAACTCACCGCTATGCGGATCGTGCACCGGGTTAAAGCGGGTGACCGCGTAGCCGTTCGTCCGGCGCCCCGCCGGCGGGGCGCCCACGGGCGCGGCGTCTAGCAGGCCCGCGGCAATGCCGGCGGTCGGGGCGACGGCCTGCCGCCACCAGTCTCGCGCCGCCTGGATCTCCGCGGGCGGGATCGTGGGATGGGCCTCCTTGACGCTGTACGGCCCGGCGCGGGTCTCTGGGGCGAGTTGCGGGTGCGGTAGCGGTAGGGGCACGATGGCGCCCGAGAGCGGCCCGGTGAGCGGGACCGACAGGTGCGTGTCGCCGAGCGCCAGCGTGAGGGCGTCGAAGTGGAGCGGCAGGTTCTGCACCGACGGCGACGGCGCCGCGGTGCCCTGCGGCAGGTAGGCCAGCGTGACGTGGGGCGTGAAGCCGTGGTTCGCCAGCGGCGGGATGCCGTGGGCGACCAGCACGGTCACGACCGCCTGGCGCAGCTCGACCAGGCCGGGCACGTCGAGCGAGGCGTAGAACACGTCCTGCGCCCCCTCCACGCCGGGGCCGGCCGTGCCGGTGAACTGGCCGTAGCCGCCGATCGCGCCGTCCAGCGGCGCCCAGTCCGCGGCGAGCGCGTCCAGCGCCGCCAGCGTGTCGCCGAGCTGGACGACGGGCACCTGGCGGTAGGGGCCGCAGAAGGCCAGCGTGCAGTGGAGCTGGTCGGGCGGCTCGGCGCCGGGCAGGGCGAGCAGGCCGGCGCTGGCGGCAGGCACCCACAGGGCAACCATGAAGCCGTCGTGGCCCTGGGCCTTCTGGAGCATGCCGGCCACGCCGCGCCACTGGGCCTGGGCGGCGAGCGTGCCGGCGGGCGTAGACCAGCTCGCGGCCTTGGGCGGCTTCTGGCCGGGGGGCGCCTGGCCGTCCGCGGGCGGCGCCTCGCCGGGCGGGAGCAGCCCCGGCTTCTGGCCGGGGGGCAGCCTGCCCCCCGGCGAAGCCGGGAACATGGTCGGCGGCGGCGGCGCGTGGCTGCTGATGTCCTCCACCGCGGTCAGCGTGCTGGGCACCATGTGGACCTGGCCCTGCTTCTTGGGCAGGGCGGGCAGGTGCAGCATCTCGCGCCACTCGTCCACGGTCAGCACGTAGGGCGCGGCGGTGGCGACGGCCAGCTCGTGGTCTTCGTCGCGCTGGATGGGGCTAGCGTAGTCGACGATCAGGCGCTCGTCGAACTCCGGCGCCAGGCGCTCCTGGAGGATCGCCCGCTGAAACTCCAGGCGCGGCGTGACCACCCAGCGCGCGAACATGTAGTCCGCCGCGGTGATCGTTGCCCTATTCGAGTTAGCGAGCACGCCCATGATCTCGGGGCTAACCCCGTAGACCTGCATCACCATGTCGCGCTCGAACTTGCGCAGCTCGATAAGCTGCATGTCCTGGAAAGTCTGGTTCAGCTCCTTGATCTGGACGTTGCCCTTGCCGCTGAGGAAGTACGGCTTGAACGCCCGCCAGAAGCCCTGGCTCTTAGACAGCCAGTCCTGCTCCAGGCGCGCGACCTCGGCGGGGTTGGCGCCCTCCATGGTGATCAGCACGTCCGGCCGGGCGCGGTTCTGGAACCAGAGCTTGGTGTGGCGCGCGGCGTACTCGTCGGTGTCCAGCTCGTCGCCAAGCGCGTGGGTCATGCCAGCGCCGCGCCCGTAGGGGTTCAGCGGGTTCGGGTCGGCCATCCAGAGGACCTCGGTGTCGGGGATCTCCACCTGCCAGCCGCGGTAGCGCACCTCGAAGTAGGGACGGATGGGCGTGGGAGTGGCGAAGACCCAGGTGGGCGGGATCGGCCAGACGGCGATGGGCGGGCCGGTCTTGGTCTTGCGCTCCTTGACCCAGAACGCCTCGCCGACGAGGTCCAGGTAGATCTGCGTGAGCTGGCGGGTCATCAGCCCGGTGAGGAAGGTGTTCGTACTGTTCAGCAGGTCGAGCATGGGGTGAGTGTCGAGCTGCTGAAGGTCGCCGGTGCTGGCCAGCTCCTTGCGGCGGTAGGCACGGCGGCGCCAGTCGCTGTCGCGCTGGAAGGCGCGGTCCTGATAGACCTTGCCGGTCACGCCGGGGGCGGCCGGGGGCGCCTTGGCGACGTAGAGCTGCCACTCGGTAGTCGCGACGACGTGGGCGATCTTCTGGACCACGGCGCGTAGCCAGGGCGACTCGGAGTAGGCTTTCAGGTACTCGTTGGTGCCGCGGGGAGACAGCTCGCCGCGCCCGCCGGGCAGGATGCCGGTTAAAAGTCCGAACGCTGCTCTGTCGGCGCGGGGGCCGTAGAGGCTGACCAGCGCGCGCAGGCTAGCCCCCAGGCGGTCGAGCAGGCCGTCGGCCATCAGCGCCACCTCCACACGCTAGCATGCGCGATGGGGCGCACAGCAGCAAGCCGGGTAGCGCTCGTCCCCTTATACGCGTATAACCTGGCCACGGTTTCTACGCGTATAAGGGAGGCTGGGAATGACCGCGGTGGCGACGACTATACTCAGCAAGAAGGCTGCTGAGCGTCTGACGAAGGCGGTGGTAGATCACATGACCGTAGCTGGGGAGCAGCTCACCAACCTCCGCGAAACACTCCTTGAGCTGTACGAGGGTCGCGGCTGGGAGGCACTAGGCTACGAGAGCTGGCGCGCCTACTGCCTGGACCGCTTCCAGCAAAAGCAAGCCTGGTTCTACCAGCAAGTGCAGGCAGCACGGATGGAGCGCATCCTGGCGCTGGAGCCGGGGACGCTGCCCACCACGACCGCTCGCGCGTTGGCGCCGGTGGCGCGTGAGCCAGAGGTCGCCAGGGCAGTGTATGCTGCCGCGGTGCGCCAGAGCGCTCCCGCCGCGCCGAGTCCCCCGCAGGTAGCCCAGGTCGTTCGCAGCTTTAGCCCAGTGCCGAAGGGCTCGCAGGGCGTGAAGGGGCGCGGGGCGGTTGGGAAGTTTGCCGGCATGCAGCGCCAGCACGATGCCCAGCCGGACACAGAAGCCGCAATCGTGCAGTGCCCCCATTGCGGGACGCAGTTCCCGCTCCCCGCCCTCGAGACCTAGTCCGCCCGCCGCACCGGCCCCGGCGGTGCGGGCTGCGGCCGGTGCGGCGGCAGGATGCCGCTGAGCCAGGCCACGCCGAGTAGCGCGTGGGCGGTATGGGTGACGAACCGCGCCGCGTGCTCTTCGGAAAGACTAGCGAGCAGGTCTGGGTCCACGGGGTAGGCGACGGCGCCGGGATTCGTGGTCCAGATGCCATAGGGGCCGGGCGTAAAGCCGTCCTCCAGCGCAACGGCCTGCGCGGCGGCCAGCACGCCGCCAACCGGGACCTCGATCGCGTGCGTAGCGCGCAGGCCGACGACGTAGACCGGCTCCGCCTGGCGGTAGTTTGCAAAGTGGCGCACAACGGGGCGGAAGAACTGGCGGCACCACGCCGGCAGCAGCGCATCCAGCTCGCGTACCACGGCCGCGGCAAAGTCGGCGGGGGTCACAGCAGCCTCCAGCCGCCCTCCAGGGCCTGTTGCCGATGAAGGTTGGCTAAGGCCAGGGCACACACCGCGTCGTCGAACGCGCCCTCTGGCGCGGAGTTATGCGACGCGATTCCCTCGGTGATCAGCGTTTTGCTAGTGGTGCCTAGCGCGATTACGGAACGCTCGCCCAGCGGCTCGATTGCCGCGACCGGCACTAGTGCCTTGGCTTCTAGCGTCCCCAAGCGCTCGACGTCGAACTTGTCCAGGAGGCGCTGCGGGCGGACCTGGCCGAGGAAGCGGAGGAACTCGTGGCGCCGGCCGGTGAGGCCGAGCGACAGCACGTCGTGGCTGTTGCTGCGCGCTTCCGCCCAGGTGAACCACAGTCGCGCCAGCTTCTCGCGCACCTGCACAGCCATAGCGTTCTCGCGCTGAGCAAAGGTGAGCCGCGCGTTGTGGCCACCGTTGCCCTTGTCGGTCTGCTGGATGGAGCCCTCGCCGTCAAAGGCAGCGGCTAGGTAGCCCGCGTCGTAACTCGTAGGCTCGGTCCAAGTATCGAGCAGGCGATGGAGCCGCGAGGGCGCGAGCTTCCGCGCGGTAGATGTGGGGTGCGGCGCGCGGAGCTGGTCCGTCCGCCGCCAGTCGGGATGGCCGCAGATGTCTACGAGCCAGCGGTGCTCATTCGAGGCCGTCAGCTCGGCGCCATCGGCCAGAACGATGCGCGAGGACGGGCGCGTAATCTCCGCGGCCTCGGTGACGACGGAGCGACGCCAGCAACGCGTCTTCTGGCCCGGCTCCGGGTACTCGTCGAAGGCCAGGAGGCCGTCACCGGGGCGCAGAGTGCCAGCCGGCACCCAGAGTAAGCCGTCGGTGAGGACCCGCGTATCGGGATCTACGCAGTAGCGGACTCCGGTGCGGGTATAGACGTACTCGAAGTCGTCCAGCTCGGTCTTGATCTGGCCCGCGGGGTAGCGGACGCGACGACTCTGGATGGCGATAGCGAGCCCCTCCATCAGCGCCTGCTTGCTGGAGCCGGTGAAGAGGAAGGCGTTGAAGTTGCTGCGGCGGCGCTGTAGCTCCTGCGTCGGGGCATCGCCGATGCCGGTGGCGTCGACCCAGGCGGGCACGTCCTGGGTGACGCGCTCGATGGTGTCGATCGTCTCGGGCCAGGGCATCTGGAAGCGCTCGAAGTGGCAGACGGCGCCCTCCGCGTCGAGCGCGATGCCGACGGTGAAGTCGTGGCTGCGGGCCACGTCCCAGCCCCAGACGACGGGGAGCGCACTGCTGAGCGGGCCGACGCAGGCGGCGATGGCGGCATAGCCGAAGGGGTTGCCCTGGTCCTCGCTGGCCTCGGCCAGGTACAGCTCCTTGTAGACGTCCGGGGGCAGCAGGCGCTCGGCGTCGGCCACCTCCTCGGGATCCAGCACGCCAGCCGCGGCGGCGTCGTGAGCAGTGATCTTCTGGTAGGACATGTTCTGCTCGCCGGCCTCGGCGCGGCGGGCGAGGCGAAACGCCCAGTTCTTGCGGCCCTTCACGTTGCCGATGATGCGGATGGGCCCCTGAGTAGCGGTAAGGGTGGAACGGACCGCGTGCCAGGACTCTTCCCGGACGCGCGACGCTTCATCTATGACGGCGGCATACACGTCCTCGCCATATAGCGAGTCTGGTTTCTCACCGCTCTTGAACCAGAGGACGGCGCCGTTCGGCAGGGTGAGCGTCATCTCGCCGTCGTTGGCGTGGTAGAGGTCGGCGGGCAGGCCGAACTTCAGGCGGCGGTAGGCGATCTTCGACTGGGCGAAGATGGGAGCGACCCACCAGTAGTTGCGGCCGGGGCCGCCCTGCATGGCCTGCTCGGCGAACCAGAGGAGGCAGCCGACGGTGTTATGGGTAGCGATAAAGCGGTCGGTCAGGTAGAGGCCGCGGGGATCGTCGAGCTGGATGCACTGCGCCGGGCGCGTGGCGACCAGGGTGATCGCCCGGATGGTGCGGCGCATGTGCTTGACCTTCGGGCGCGCGCGCGCGCGCTTCCGGGCCAGGCGGAAGAGGGACGGTGCGTCGGGGTGGGTGACGCGGACGCGATGGGCTAAGCGGCCGGGGGTCGGCTGCTCACGGATGCGCGCGAGGCCCCCCAGGCTCTCGACTAGCTCGACTACGTGGGTCGCCAGCGTAGGCGAGCTGGTGCTGAACTCGGGCTGGCCGCGCGCGTCGACCCAGCCATCGGTATCGAGGAGCCCCTGCAGAACTGCGAGGCGCACGTCCGTGCTGTTGTAGCGGTAGAGCGCGGGGACGTGCTTCTCGTGCGCGTAGCGGCCCCACACGTCGAGGTCGCGGAGGACCGCCCCTAGGCGCTCGGCGCGGGGGATGCGCTGGTAGGAAACGCGGGTGGCGACCCGGTAGTTGCAGCGGTCGTCGTGCCGCACCTCATACCAGGGCTCCGTAGCAGCCGCGACAGAGTCCACGATCTCGGGGTCCGTGGTAGCGAACCGGATAGTATCGGTGGTCAGGCCACCGTCCCCGAGCAGGACCCCGAGCAAGTAGGGGTCCATCGGCACGGGGCGCGGCGTCATCTCCACCGGCTCTGCTACGGGTACCCAGAGCTTCCGACGCCGGCGCGCGGGAATCGCCCGGAGCTGAGCAGTCGTCAGCACGGCGGGCTGGCCGGGGCGCAGGCCGTGGACCTCCCAGAGGTGATCGTCCGTGCACTCGGTAGCCGCGCCGTTAGAGAAGCTGACGCGGTAGATCGCGCGGTCCCCCTGCGGGTAGATACCGACTAGCGTGGCCTGGCCGGTAGGGGTCAGGACACGCTGGCCTAGCACCATAGTCCCCATCGGACGCGGGCCGTCCGGGGTCCAGACCGCCGCATCGAGGGGCTGGGCCTTGCCGCTTTTAGTCGAGGCCTCGATGCAGGCGTAGCGGGCCTCGCTCCAGATCGCTAGTTCCTGCTTGGGGTAGACCCAGGGGCGCTGGTAGGCGAAGCGGAGCGGGTCGTCCGACGGCGGGGCGGTGAGGACCACGGCTTACGCCTCCGGCGGCAGCTCGCGGGGGTCGTCCGCGTGGGCGGCGCGCAGGGCCGCCGAGCGGGGGCCGGCGAGGTTGATCGTGAACTCCACGGGGCCGCTGCCGGTGGGGCCGGTGTGGGCCTGCTCGACGCGCTCGATGTAGCCGCGGTCGCGGCCGAGCGTCTTCAGCGTAAAACACACGGCCCAGCCCTGCTTCTCCAGGACGGCGGCGCGCAGGGCGGACTCGGCGTGGTCGATGAGGGCCTCGCGGGCGTCGGTAGTGATGCGGGCGAGAGCGGGGTAGCGGTGGATGTAGTCGTAGAGGGTGGAGCGGTCGCAGTGGAGGGCGCGGGCGGCGGCGGCGACGTTGCCGAGCGAGTCGGTGAGGGCCTCACCGCACTGCTGGATGGTGTACTGATCCTGAGGCGACTGCTCGGGCGCTTTTTCTGCGTGTAGGGAGTGGGGAGCAGTATCGACGCTCACGCGGCCTCCGGGGCGCGGCTAGGCGCGGGCTTGCGGGTTATCATACCATAGCGCCGCTGGCAACGAGGCGCGTGACGCCTAGGCGTCCGAGCAGGGGCGTAGCGGCGTGTCGAACTTCCGCCAGGCGATATGGGGCCGCGGCTCGCCGTAGACGCGGCGCGTCGTCACGACGCCGGGCCAGCGGCGCTCTAGATCCCGCACGAGGCGCAAGCGGCCGTCGCTCCGGCTGTAGACGGGGCGCATACCGCCAGGCTGGGTCATGGTCCCCACGATGACGAACTGGACAGTCTGGAGAACGACGGTGCAGTGGCCGGCGGCAAGAGCCTGGAGGTTGAAGTCCAGGTCCTCGGAGCAGGGGCCGCGGAAGCGGCAGGGGAGCGCGTTGTCAATCAACAGCGCGCAGACGACGGGGCCGTTGACGCGGAGCGCGTGGCGGGGGCGGAAGGCCCACAGGCTGAACGCCGGGCCGGCCACTCCGATATTGGTGTGGCGGTCCGCGAACGCCTCGACGGCGCCGAGCGCGTAGATGGGGTCGCAGGGCTGCCGCCGGCCGTCGGTCCAGGCGAGGAACTGGCGGATATCGTCGTCGAGCTGCCAGTGGCGAGTGGCCGGCCCGGCCGCCGCATCGGCCCGGATCGCGTCGCGCGCGGCAAAGATGGAGCCGACGCCGGCTGGGGGGAGCGGAAACACCGCCGCGGCGCCGTAGCGGGCCGTGTAAGCCTCGACGTCCGGCGGGTCCACGGCCAGGCGGTAGGGCACGCCGGCGGCAGCGAGCAGGTCGGGCAGGGGAGCCACACCCGCGCGTTCCTTGCTCGGAATGTAGATGGGGTAGCGGAGGGCAGCGGTCACGAGGGCGGCTCGCGGTCGGCCAGCAGCCCGCGCAGGCGGGCGCTCTGCACCTCGCGGACGGCGCGCAGCTCCATCCCCAGCTCGTCGACCTTCGGCAGCGCGGTGGGATCGAAGTCCGGGCGGTACTGGAGCGGCGTGTCGAAGTGCTGCCACTGATTCCGGATCCAGTGCTGCGGGCGCTTGAAGCGGCGGATCGTGGTCACCACCCCCGGCCAGACGCGCTCCAGAGAGCGCGCCATCTCCAGGCGGCCGTCGCCCTGGTAGACCCCGTTCATGCCGCCTTTCATCGTCAGCGTCCGCATCTTGTCGACCATGAAGGCGTTCAGCACGACGGTGCACCAGCCGTCCGCGAGCACTTGGAGCGTGATGTCCGTGTCGTCGTTATAGCGCCCGCGCCAGGCGTGGGGGATGCTGTTGTTGACCAGCGTGCAGTTGTGAGTGAGGTAGCCGGCTGTAATGAATGTCCCCGTCGAGGTCTGGATCGAGGCGACGAGCTGGTCGCCCAGCGGCACGATCTCGGTAATCGTCGCCAGCGAGTACGACTGGCCCTGGCGAACGCCGCGCCCCTCCCAGAGCTGGGCAGCCTTGGCCAGCAGGCGAGTCGGGCCGAACTCGCCCGCAAAGCGGAGCGCGCCCCGGAACCCGTCGCCGATTCGCGCGGTCCGTACGACCTGCGAGCCCGACCCGCCCGCGCCAGAGACGCCGACGCCATACCCGCGCGCGCGCAGTCCGGTCACCAGGCGGTCGAGGACCGGGCCGTCGCCCTGCGCGATGCCGAGCTGGATGCCGCGCCCGTCCGGCGGCTGGCGCACCGTGCAGGAGCCCTCGCCGTCGTACAGCCCGCTGATCCAGCCAGCCTCGTGAGACTCGTCCCGCTCCCAGGGCGCACCGAGGAAGGCAAGGCGGTCGCCGACACGCAGGTCAGCGGTCGGCACCCAGCCCAGCTCCTCGCGCCCGTGCGGGTCTCCCGGCATCCCATCGCCCCAGTGGCGCTGGCGCAACGGAGCGCGCCAGACGAGCCACGGGTGTTCGGCGCTAGCCTGGATCGGCGGACCGTCATCGGTCCACAGGCGATACGAGGGCTTCGTCGCGGGCAGGTTCGCCTGGACCGTCGCGGTGCGGTAGCTGCGCGCGTTGACGCCCCGACCGGCCGGGGCGGGCTCCGCGTCGAAGGCCACGATCTCCTGCCCCACCGCCAGCTCCCCGGCCGCGCGCCAGACCAGATCCGCGCAGAGGACGGGCGTCTCGGGGGCGACGCAGGAGTAGACGTGGGCATTGACGTAGAAGGCCGGCATCTTGGCGATCACGAACATCGTGTACTGGATGGCGGCCAGGGCGACGTTGGTGTAGCGGTCGACGAAGTCTTCGGTAGCGCGCAGGGCGATGCCCGCCTTGACGGGGATGCGCTTGCCGCGGTAGCGGCGGCGGAACATTCGCATGTTGTCATCGAGCTGCCAGTGACGCGCGTCGCCGTTTGCGAGCGAGTGGGCCTTGATCCAGTTGCGCGCGGGCACGGCGTAGCCGCACTTGGGGAAGGGCAGTTCCAGGATCTGCGCGCGGGCGAACCGCGCTGCGTAGGCGTCAGCCTCCTCCGGATGGACCACCAGGAAGAAGGGGATGCTGTCGCGGGTCAGGCAGTTAGCCGTGAGGCTCATGTCCGCCGCGGCGCGGCCGACCGACGGGATGTAGACGGGGTAGCGGGGCAGGGTCGGCGCTTCCACTCAAGACTCCTCGGGCGCGAGAGAGCGGCGCCAGTACGTC